GTGCGGTGCTTATTGCCGCTTGTAACTTTAATTCGTCGTGGTCGCCGTCGCACGCGACAAATATTTGATGTTTTGTTTTTGTCGACGTACCTGCTATAGGGATTGGTGTATTTTTGTTTCCACCTACATATATTTCAGCCTCTGATTTGTCATCACTATATGCAATAGCTATTTCACCTTCCGAAAGTGTTAATCTATTTATATCGCTTTTCAAACCGTGCTTTGCTATAAATCTTGTTGCCATTCTATCAATCCTCCTTTCCTTAATACGTTCCGCAATCAATGACCGATGTTACTTGTGCAGACAGTTCAAGTGGGTTAAAATCACCGCAATCAAAACTGTTTTCGGGTTCACTGTCAAAGTTACCGCCGTCAAGCTCTGTTCCTAACTGTTCCATACCGAATACACCACCGTCGTATGATGTAATACCGATTGCTGTGTACAGATTTTGAAGTTCGTTTGTATACGCATACACTATTTCTTCGACAAAAGCCTTAAAATCAATATAGTCAAAGTATTTATCAAGGTCTTTCACCTTGTCCCATATTGCTACTCTATCTTCTGTGATAGTATCAAGTACATTCTTGTTACTGTGCTTGTGAGCCAGTGTTTGCAGTGTATTCACCACATTTTCAAGCATTTCCCTTGTGTTTATTTCATCATCAAGTTTTGCGTTTGTATCGTCAATCTTGCCGTTTAACACGCTATCCATATCTTCAAGAGATTTTTGTATAATCTCAATTTCAGATTTGGTTATGTACTCTTTATCATTAACAAGTTGCGATACAAGTGTAGGAACGCCTAAAGCAAGCCTTAAACTCTCTTTTGAAATATCTTTTTTGAGTGATATTCCTGCTATTTGAGTTATTTTCAGAACGTATTTATTAAGCAAGTCAGGTGTTTCAGAGCCGAAGTCTGTCTTTTGATAACATACATTACCCTTCATTTAACCACCCCCATTAATTTAAACGCACCCTTACACATAGATTACAAGGCTTTGTGTCCTTGTTTTCAAACTTCAACGCCGATACAGTCTTATTTACAACATAGTTTTCTTTGACTTCCGACCATAGTTCGGTCTTATGCGGTTTTCTTGACATAGTGGCATATAAAGCAACGTCGTCACCGTCACATTGCCAACCTATATCGTTCACACCTCTCTTATTTGCCGATACAACAGGCATTTTAAGATATATTACCTTTCCCGCTCCGACTGTATCTTCATATACATAATCGAAGCCGGTTGTCATTCGTTCGAATTCTTCCATTTCTTCTGCATTTGTTGGTTTGTTATACATTATTATTTATCCCCCTTTTGAACTCAACGTGTGCCATACCGCTTGCATAGTCGATAGTAAAGCTGTGTAGACTGTCCATAGGCAAGTCAACAATTTTGTCAGTAGTACAGTCTTCGTTTTTATAGATAATTTTTATGTCCTTGAGATATTGTTCTTCAACAATCATTCTCTTCATAGTTTGACATATCTCTATATCTATTGAGAATAGCCAAGCCGTTGGTTTTCCGTTTACAAACAACAGCGTTTCGTTTGGGTTTTTACACGCCATTGCGGCGTTGTCGCCTATTCCAAATAACATCATATATTTTTCCTCCTTAACTTGTACTTGACGGTAAGCCTACTACATTACAACTTGAAAAGTCCCAAGTACCCAATGGATAACATTTTTTTTGGTCGTAATTGTAACCAAACAAAGCCTTTCCCCAAGAATACATACGCATAACACCTTTGCCTGCTTCACTTAAATAAATTCCCCAAGCACAATCATTGCTTATTGCTGTTGCTCCTTCGCTTGCGTCTTTTTCAAATATACCTACATCGCCCAAACCGCTTGCTATTTTAAAGTATCGGTTTCTCACCAAGCCTCCGTAAAATTTCGCCGCCTCTATTTCACCGTTTGAATAGAGATTTCCATTGAGTTTAACGTTACCGTTTAAAATAAATCCGTCTGATGTTTGCGTAAATGCGGAATTAATACCGTTTTTTTCGTCATACTCTAACCAATCTTGTAAAATATCATTGAAATAATAATATTTGTTGTTATATTTGTAGAGTTTTTCTTTATCCAACGTTTTATCGCTTGCGGACGGTTTTTCTTTTACTGTAACAGCCTCTGATGTATTCATTTTTTCGAATGCAAGCGATTCAATCTTTTCTGCTGTTTGATTAAATTGTGTTTCCACGCCTTTCTTTAGTTTTGAAACCCTTGTAGATATTCCGTCGGCAGTCATAGTGAACGTTGAAGATAATGTTTCTACTGAATTATCCGTGTATTCTTGACTTGATACTACTGACATTTCAATAGCTTGTGCCGTTTGCGATACGGTTGAATATTGATTTAGACTGTTTTCTAAGTCCTCATACGATACTTTGCTTTCTATCTTTTCAGCCGTTACACTGAATTGAGTATCATAGCCGTTTAATTTCTTTCGCAAAGTAGTTGCGAGGTTGCTTTCGTCTATGTTGTCTAAAGCGTCCTCTAATGTCCTTTTCAGCTTAACGTATTTGTCGTTTAATTCTGATACTGTTTCTCTAAGCTGTTTGTAATTCATATTGTTAATATCATCTTGATGATACAAATAACTCACCTCCTGGAGTAATACCGAGTTCCATTTCATAGAAACGCACATAACCGTGTCCCTCAAAATGTAGCTTGTAGCCATAATTAGCGGTCATTCGTGGTTTTAAGCGTATTGCTTGCATACCTTTCCGACCGTTACTGTCATATAGCAACTGCGATGTTTCAGGATTAAATTCTTCATTGTCGTACAGTGCATACACCTTGAAACGCCCCTCAATATACGCAAGCATTTGAAATTTTGCTATATGTTTGATATTTACTGTCTGATATGTGCTTGATGATGATGATGTCAGTATGGTTGATAAATCTGTTTCACAGCTCCAATCATCCGTATATTTGTTCGTATCCATTTTGTATACAACACCGTCTTTGCATAACATATACATACCGTTTTTGTTATGTGCAAAGCCTAATACTTCACTTTCGATTGCTTGTTGCGACCATTGACCGACCATTGTGTCATACACAAACAGATACATTTCGCCTTGTCTGTCTGTACAATACAAGTAATAGTTTCTTCCGTCACTACCCGAAACGGCACTTTTGAACTCATCAATGCCAAGATTGTAGCCAATCTCACGCGGCTGTGAGCCTGTATACACCTTGATTTCATCATCTGACGCAAATATCAGTTTGCCGTTTACCTCTTGTATGCTCCTGTTGTCAATAGACCCCTCCGCATACACGTCAACCAATCTGAACGGATTTTTACTGTTGTATATTTCGTGCATAAAGTCACGTTTAAAGCAAACAACGTGGTTGTCATACACTGTTATACCTGTAAAGTTACCGCCTGCTTTTGTGTTGGTTTGTGAGGCACTGCTCCACGCATTACTATCATTACTTTCGGCTACGGTGTCTAAGTTCCAATTCGTGTAGTCGTTGTAGCCTGAAACGTGTACTCTATCCTCATCAACTCCAAAAAGTCGTGATAAATGTACTACCGCATACTTTAGATTAGGGAACGACGGCGAAACAGTTATTCCGAAACCACTTTTTCCGCCACCTATATCGCTACAAAATTGATAGGTTTGATTATCGTAAGTGTTAAGCCAATAGCAACTCTTATTACTCCCCTCAGGCGGTGCGTAGTTTTCGGTAAATTCATAATACTCTGATACTTTCTTGCCGTTTTCAAGATTTTTAATCAATTCGTATTTGTATTTATCGTCGCTATCCTTATCGGTGTTTTCGGTCCTTTTGTAATATGCTTTTGCCGTAACTTCTTTGTCGCTTATCTTTTCGTAATAATCGGTTATATTCGTACCGTATGCAATATCAGTTACTTCCTCATACTCATACGGTATTATCGTACCGTTATCATCAGCTTTTCTTACGTATAGTTTGGTTTGAACCGTACCTGTACTATCAGAAACCTTTTCATAATAACTTGATATATTATCGCCTGTTTTCAGATTACGAACTTTCACATATGTATAAGGGAACGAAGTGCCTGTTCGCTCGTAAAATGTTACATTTGTATTTGTTCCCAATGGTGCAGGCTCTCTTTGATATAAGCCTTTGCCTTTTAACTTATCGCCTTGCTGTAACCAAGTGGCAACGGTGTATGTATATGGCGAGTATTCACCTTGCCTTTCGTAGTAATACACATCGCCACCGTCATATGTTGTTTCATTCGTATCTTCTATCGGCACATAACCGTCACGGAACACCTTATATTCCGTCTTTTTGTAACCGTCATTATACGTTTGTTTACTTGACTTTCTGTAACCGTCATTGTAATACTCGTCTTTCGTCTGCGTATATCCGTCGTTGTAGTATTTTTTTATTTCGACGTCCAAATTGCTTGTTTTAAAGTAGTTCACGCCGCCTGTCAAAGTAAATCTACCTATCGCCCCATTCCAAACATAGTAAGTTTTTTTGCCACTGCTTTCTTTTTGACAATACATAACATCAATATCGGCATTGCCGTCCTCAACTGCCTGTTTGTCAAATGTAGTAGGGTCTTTGTCTGTATCTACAATCTTCATAAACATAGATACTTTGTCAGGAAACAGTATCAATTTCTTTACATATGTGCCACCAAGTACATCAACGGCATTTTCATATACATTGAATTGCACCATACTACGCTGTATCGCGTCAGTTTCTTCTGTCACGCCTTTTTTTATTAGACCTGTATATACTTTTGTGATTTGTCCTTTACTGTTTTTCTTGTCGCTCAAAACGAGATAATCAAGTTTTAATTCTGTATCGTCACGATAGATAACAACAAGGAAATCATCAAAACTGAATAGCGATATAGGGTGTTTGTATTCAAGTCCCATATCGGACAATATGTCTACTCTGCTTTGCGACGGTGTTAAATAAGGTGCCTCGGCTGTAGAAATGTTGCATTCCATAGACAAAGCACCTGTATCTATAACTTGCCGTCTGTTTAAACCGCTCCAATTCAGCTTGGAAAGGCTATATTGCTTTAGTGCCTGTGGTAATGGTACTTGTCCGAATTGTAATTCGTTTTGTTTCTTTGCCATATAACCCCTCCTTTACTGTCCGAATTGTTGGGCTTTATCAGATAGCCATTGTTTGAAATTTTCAAGTAAAATATTGTAATTGTTGAGCCAATTTGACGCAGGACCGTACTCATTTTCAAGTGAATACGCCTCGCCTCTCAACTTTGACTTTACCAATTCGATAAATTCTATCGGTATCATCACGTTACCGTCTTGTATTTCGTCATTTTCATTTACTTTTATCAATTTAGGCTTGATATGATAGATTAATTTAATAAAATTAGGTGTTTTTTGCATTTTAACAGCTAAATTATCACCTTTTTTATAAAAACAATCGGGAAATACGAAACCGCTCGTTATACTCGTCTTTATTAATTGTGTTGTATCTGCATACACCGCATATATATCTTCAAACCGTATCGGTGCTTCATTATCCGAAACATCAAGGTTCGCAAGCTGTATAACGTCCTCTTGCGGTTCGGTAATTATCAAGTCGTTCTGTTCTTTTATAATCGCACTGTATAACAGCCATTGCAGACTGTTCAGCCACGTTGCATACGTCGAATTTGTGATAGGAAGTGCGACGTCCACTTCGTTCTGTAATTCCGCTATTAACGCTTTTGCAGATATTCCACTGTCAAACACTTCTCTACCACCTCATTCGTCGTACATGTCTGTTATGTGCGTGATTTTTCCAATAATGCACATAGGCATTTCTTGATTTTCGTGTAAATTCTTGTTTGAATATACCTTGTTGGTCGTAACCACAAAGGTATAAGATATTGTCCACGATTGCCGGAGTATAAAGCGGTAATACAACGTTTTCATCCGATAAATCGTGTACTGGTGTAAAATGCACACCCTCTTTGAATAGTAAGTCGGGATATAATGCTTCAAGTTCTGCAACGGTGTCGTTAAAGAAATTAAAGAACCGTCGCTGTTCAAGAGGTACTTTAAGACTTACTTTTTCATATATTTCTTTAAGTGTTACTTCTGCTTGTTCCAATCTATCACCGCATTTCAGAAAAAAATATTTCAGCAAGTGCCTAAAATAACGGCAAAAATACGGCAAGGCAACATATAATTACCTTGCCGTAAAGATTAAATACAGTTGTAAATTCTGATTAGACCACCAGGATTTGAGCAGATAAGGTCACCATAGTTTGCAAGCAACGCTCTGTAAACTGATGAATTTTCCTTTAGGTTGAAAATGCCACCGCCTTGTAGGTCAGCGAATTTCCATTCCTGTGTATGTAGTTCAAGCGCTGATGTATCAACACCCCAAATTTCATCATCCGGCACGAACATTTCGTTGACAACATCAACCTGTCTGTTGCCGAAAGCAAACTGAATTGATTTGAAACCACCCTGTAAGGTGTTCTGTTCAACTCTGATATTGTTTACTCTTAGGTATTCTGTGTAGTGGTCGTACGCTTCGTCACCACACAACAGCATATCAACCTTTGAGTTCTTGTCCTTTTCGGCACGTCTTAGAGCCTTTGTGATAATGCTGTCCTCAACATTATCATTTGCGTCAATAACAATAGGCTTGACAAACGGATTGTCTGCCTTGCTTACGCCGTAAATTGTTGAAACTTCATCGTCGAAGATAGCACCAAGACCTGTGATTTCACGGTTAAATGAGTTCTGCACCGTCATAAAGCCGTCAACAAGTGCTGTTGTAGGTGCTTTGTCAAGGATAATCTCATAGTTACCGTTGCTGTTCTTTGTACGGTTGATTGCAATAATTCGTAGCTGTTTAGCAACCACGTCGTTTGGCGTTGTAGCCGAGGTAGGATAAAAGTCTACAATCAAGCCTTCCTTGACGTACTTAATATCAGTTACTTCAACTTTTGTTGTCGGAGTTGTCTGTTTAACAACCTTTGTTAATGCGCCTGTGCCGTTACCGAATAGTGAACGTCCGACGTTCCATTTTGCTGTTTCATATGCCGCCTTAACTTCTGTGTCAAGTGCGTTTGCCATAGAGCCATTCTTGCCTGTAAGTTGTACAGCTTTGATTGATAGTTCAACGTTTGTATACATATCTTTTGCGTATGTTCTGAAACGTTTGAACATAACGTTACCTGCTTCAGGTGTCGCAAGTCCTTCTTCACCGTAGCCAAAGCCACCTGATAGACCGATTGGAGCTGACGCAACAATCTCATTTGATACCAATGACTTTTTCTTGATTTTTGATAGTAGTGGTGTAGGCTCGATACCGAGTAGGTTATTCCATACCGGTAAGTAGTTAGATTTTAGAGCCTCTTCAATAGTTTTTAAGTTTTGTTCTCTTCCCATTTAAAAATTCTCCCTCTTTTGTAATGTGGGTACGTTATTTCTCTCTGAACATATTTTTTGTTCTTTTGGAGGCGTCGTCCCAAGTTGTTGGTTTTTCCTTTATTGTTAATGCCGCGTTTACAGCGCCGTTTGACGCTGACATTGCAGGCACTTGCTGACTTTGTTTAATGTCGTCCAATCTCTTTTTTTCAATCATTTGTTGAAATTCAGGATTGCTGTCGTAGTATTTCATTAATTCTTCTGCTGTTGGGTCTGACGGTGGCGGTGTATTCGCAGAATTTACGCCGTTTGCAATCATATACGCCGTCAAATACTTTTCGTCCATAGGTATATCGTCGTTGTCTAACCACTTGTTATGTTCAATGATGTAGTCCAGCTGTGGCAACATATCGTTAATACCTTTCAGTTCATCAACACCGTTAAACGCCTCAAGCATTTCCCTTTTTTCTTTCTCACGCATACCGTCCTTTGCGTATTGCAAGGCAGGTTCAACGTCTTTTAGCACTTGCTGTGTGACGTATTTTTGCATTGCGTTTGCATAGTCCTGTTGCATTTGCTGAACAGTTGCATCGTCCTCGAAAGCTAAACGGTTTACATCCAACATTGGCATTTGCATTGCGTCCTCTATAATTGCTTGCTCACGTTGCTGTGATTGCTGTGTTATAGTCTGTTGCAATTCGTTATTTGTCTGTCTTAGCTGTTCGTTTTCTGACATTATGCGTTGATAATCTTGTTCACGTTGTGCCGCCGCTTGTGCCGCCGCCTGTGCTACATTCGCCGCCTCATCAACCGCATTATTATCCTGTGTCGGTTGTTCTTGTGCTTGTGGTTCTTGCTCTTGTCCCTCTTGTTGTGGTTCTTGTGGGGTATCTTGGGGGGTGCTTTCTTCGCCCAATACCTCTTGACCGTCAAACATATCTTCGGTCGCTCGTCTTGCGTCGTAGAAATTATCCATTATGTATAGTCCTCCTATCTTTGTCCTTGTTGCGCCAACATAGCCATTACATTCTGCTGTTGGTCTTGTGTCTGTGCCTGTTTATGTAGTCTGATATGGTCCTCTAATGCTTTTGCATACTCAGGCTTTTTCAGTTTTAACAGCTGAAAATCCAACTGTAAGATATACCGCAGGTGTTCGTCTATGTGTATATCGTGGTCGTCAAACTCTGATACCCTCGGTACTGCACCCTGCTCAAAAAATACATTTTCACGTTGTGCCGCTTGAATTTGCAGTGCATTGATGTTCATTATTTCGGTGTAATTGCCTACTTTCATAAACTCCAGTGCCCTCTGTTTTACACGTTCAGGTATCTGACCGTTTGCGTCGGTAAACAGTCCCATTTTGTATGCGTCGAAGAAACGTTCCTTTTGCACTTCTTCCGACATCAACAGTTCATTTTCTGTGACGTATTCCACGTCATAGCTGTTAATATCGTCGCTATTCCAAATAATCGCATTACCGATACGATTTTTACCTGTACAGTTCAGTACACGTCGTGTATTTGCGTATTTTTTGTAGATTTCAAGCCACATTACCGCCAAATTTTTGATACTGTTTCGAATATGGTCGCCGGTTAGTGAAAGACGCGTATTGTCTATGTCAACAAGGTTCTGTATAGCTGTACCCGACGTTACGCCGGCAGGAGTTGCACCGTTCATCATCAGCTGTGATACACCTGCCACATATTCCATATCACTTTTCAAGTTGTATCGTTCTGTCATAATCTCTGATGGCAAATTGCCATTCGGAATAGGTATAGGCGGGTTTGTTCCCTGTCTGTATACCAACATTGCACCGGGTGCCGCACCGTTCTGTTCAAATTCTTCAATGTCGATACTACCCTCTTCGGCGTAGAAACCCTGTATCGCAATGCGTTTGATGTATTCGTGTATTCGGTTCAGACAGCCGTTATACGCCCTTTGACGCGGTATCAAATCTTCGATTATTGACTTCCCAAAAAACTGTCCTGCCGATTCGCGACACATCATTTGTGTTAATGGTATGCGTGAATACGGTAGCGGACCGTAGTAAACCAAATGCTCGTCACCGACAATGATTATCATTCTTCCGTCCGGTCTATGTTTTGTCGGACGTTCAAAGTATGTAATCACTTTTGCGGCGTTATCTACCGAACGTGTACCTAATGTTGTGACGGTATTCTCGTAACCGAAACCGCCTCCGGCAACAACTGGTGTCAATTCAAACGTTTCAACCGTTGTACCCTCAACCTTGATACCGTATAGGTCGTATATTTCCTCTTTGGTCTTGACCTGTTCCAAAATAATTGAACGTTGCGCCTCTACACCTTCTTTGAAAATACTTTCGGGGAACACCTCATACGGCGTTATTAGTCCGTACTCCAAATCACCTTGATAAAACGCCTGTTCAAACTTTTGTTCATTGCCCTCATCATCAACCGTAACGACTTTTTCGGTGGCGTATTTCTCGCCTTTGTCCTTGTCCCACCACGATAGCCAGAAACAATTACCGCACAATTCATTCCACTGTATTGCGGTATTTTTCTTGGTGTCAAAATCGCTTGAAGTCTGCAAATACTGCAATATCGTAGTTGATGTTTCAGCCTTTGCGTAGTCCTCTAACTCGTTCGTTCGTGGATTTACTTTCATTCGATAGTTAATCTTTTTCAGATTGGCAATTCGCGTATCTATTAACGGTGCAATCTGATTAAACGTTTCACGTTCCAACCAATCGTATACAGGCTCCAACTGTTCGATTTCGCGACTGTACGGATTAAAATCACAATACTGATTACCGACTAAAAAATTAGCGTTTAAATGCCATTGTGTTTCCAATGCTGAACGTGCTGAACGGCGTTTCTCTAATTCTTCGTGAATATTTGCGATAATATCTTCCTTGTACAGTTGGTTTCCGTCGTCGTCGGTGTCAATTACTCTGTCAACTTCTTCATCGTCTGCACTTTCGCTGTCAGGTGGTGAAAACATACTCTTTACGCTCGCTTTTATGCCCTGCAATACAGGTGAATATCTTAAATTCATTATTCATCACCCACCTTTACGTCGTTCTTGCGCCACCTATTCAAAACGGCTTTATGCCTGCTGATAGGTTGCTTCGGCTCATCGGCTTTGATGTTGTTGTATTCGGTCATATTTCTGCACATCAACCTGTTATACAGGTCTTTGCGTTCGATATGTTGCACTATTGTCATTCCTACTATGGTTAGTGTCTGAATAGCTATAACGCATAGTAGAAACCCTGTTACATTCATAGCCATTCCCCCTTAATCAGCCTGTAAAATGCTTTCAATCAACGTTTCTTTGCCGGCGTTTGCGTTGATACCCATTTCCTTTGCGATTTTTTTCAAATCGTTGTACTTAACACCGTCCAAATACTCCTTTGTGTACGGAATAGGGTATTCTTCTGTGTTGTTATCCTCTGTTTCAACTGTTTCTTTCACGTTTTCTACTGTTTTCTCTATTCCGCCGTGGAAAAATAGTGGTGGCGGCGGTACTGATACCGTCTTTTTCTCTGCTGATGGGTCATATTCCGCAACAGCTTTAACCGCCTTTTTTAAACATTCTTCGCAGATAATGACACTGTTACCGAATTCGTTTGTATTTGTCAGTGAATATGTATCGGTATTTTTGCACCCTCTGACTTCGCATTTTCTCTTTATCTTCTTGATTTTCATTAGAAATAGCTCCTCCTTTTTTCTAATCTGCCTTTTAATGCTTTCTCTCTGTACTTTTGTACCGCCGTCTTTTCCTCTTTTGGCGGTTTTGACGGTGATGTGAATTGCAACACGAAATATCGCAACGCGTCAGGTAAATGTGTTATATCGTGTGGCTCTGTCGCACAGTCCGTCGGGTGTTTGGTATCACGTTGCAGTGATGTTAAACAGTCGATTAATTCAATGCAGTTATCGAATATCATCAATCGGCTACTGCCGTTCTTGACCTGTAATAAATCTTTGACCGCCAACCAACCTGCCTCACGGTTATTTGAACTTTTCAACAGTGGCAAACCGCCCTCACGGAACAAATCCGCCTTTGTCTTACCGCTTTCTTGTGTTCGTCCCCACATATCAGGTGGGGCGGCGGTGTATTCTATTCGTTCGTCAGTCGGCGTCAGATTGACTATTTCCCCTGCACCGACTGAAATAACCTTATTGCTTTCAGCGTACTCGCGGTAAACATAGTAGTTACCGTGTTCGTCAATAGCCACCCATACACACGCCAAACAATCCAAACCGTAGTCCATACCACGATATTTACGCCAATGTTTAGGAATTTGAAACGGTTTAACAATGTGTATTGACCTATCAAATTCGTTGAAATACCGCCCTTCGAGCAAGTCCCAACTGCCGTCACGCCACGCCTCTCGCAGTCCGTCGGGCAGGTTATTTAGCATATCGACATAGCCTGTATCTGTTTCCAATAACACCGCATTATCAAACACTGTCGCAGGAATAAACATATAATCGTTAGGATTTTCTGCATTCCTGTATTTTCGTGATACAAACAGACGTTTTACCCATTCGTGACCGACACCGCCGGGGTTACACGTCAGATACATACGTTTAGGAAACGAATTAGCACCTCTGATACACGCCGTCAATGTTGAATACTGATATTCGGTGAATTGCGTAGCCTCGTCCATAAAAATGACGTCGTATTCGATACCCTGATACTGATTGACATCGCTCTCGCTGTCGCAATATCCCATTTCCAACAGTGAACCGTTATTGAAATAGAAACATTTTTCCTGTTTGCTGTATCTCGCAACGCCTTTCAACAACGGTTCCAGTTCGCGAACGTGGTTACGCTCTAAATCCCTGTATGTCCGTCGCAGGAATAACATTTTTATACCTGCATATCTGATAGCCAATAGTACCGCTTTCATTCTGACCGCCCACGATTTTCCGCCACCTCTCGCTCCGCCGTACATAATCATTCTGTTATGTGCGGTGAAAAACTGTTCCTGTTTCGGATTTGTGCGTGATAGGTCTAATTTCAGACTATTCTGCATATTTCATCACGTCCTGTGGCATTTTAATTTCAATCGTCGTATTTTCGGTCGATTGTCCCTGTGCTAATGCACGTTTGTCATACAACGTATTGACCGCCGTACTGATTTCAGACAACTTGTGCAGTTCCAATGACCGTATCTTCGCTCGCAATTCCTGTTTTTGCGTTGCCGTCATTTCATCAGCCGGAATATCATTCATCAATTCTTCCAATTCACGCTGATGTTTTAATGCTAATTCCATACGTCTGTTAATCAGCTCTGTACCGTTCTCGATGGCTTTGCTCGCCGTTTCGATAAAACCCTCACGGACCTCTCGCCGTTTTTCTGCGTATTCGTCCATATCAGGCGGATGTCGTCGCCACCACGATTTTAACGTGTTTACGGGAATACCCATTTTGCGTGATACTAATTCCCAATTTCCCAATACCGTGTATTCCGCAAATGCCTGCTCACGGTCGGCGTCTGTATATGTTCTCTGTTTTGCGATGGCTGACACCCCCTTTTTTCGTCAATTTAATATTTCCGTCCCCACCGACAATCAGTGAAATATTAACCCACCGTCACCACGACGGTTCTACCTACTATATGTAGTAAATCAAATCTATCCCCCACACTATTTTCCAATTTTAATATTTTTACATTTTGTATATATTGCATAAATAACCATAGGAATATATGTATATTTTTCATAATCTTATTTAACTTTAGCATAAAAGTATTGACTTTGACATAAAGGTTTGCTATAATATGGTTAGAAAATAACAAAAGAGGTCAGCCGAAAGGCAAGAGAAAGGAAGATTAATTATGAAAAAGAGATTAATTTACGGAGAAACAAACGCATACGACATTATCATTAGCGTTGACGAAGAAGGATGTTGCAGATACATCACAGAGAAAGAATGGTTCCCGAATTTAGCTGACTGTGATGATGATGACGAAAAAACTGAAAAAGCAGAAGAATTTTTAAGAACTATTGAAGATGATAGCTCTTGGGAAAACGACAGTTACGAATTATCAGCAGACGAAGTATTAGAATATGTAGACATCATCGCTGAAATTGAAAAAGAGCTATAAAAACGCAATTCCGACGCATTTCGGTGCGTCGGTGCAATGCAGAGGTGCAATATGATAGCAAGAAAGGAAGATAAAATATGAAAGAATATAGAAAGCCACTGTCAATAGTGGTGTCAAAATATGAAAGAGAGTTTACCGAAAGCGGTAAGGCTCTTATCAAATTAATAACATCAAAGACAGACTACACGATTCCACCAAGATACCCTGAACCAAATGGAACTCTCCGTTTTGGTATACCTGAAACAGAGAGCGATAACACCTCATATTGGATTGAGGTAACAGGCTGGGAAGACGAAGTAATAGGTTATCGTTGCGGAAATGGAGAAGGATGTTTTCCAACAGAGGACTTTAGAACCAATAATGTAGAAGATTTTATCAATGATAAAATCAAATTTAATTAATAGGAGGAATTTAAAATGCAAAAAATAATTAAGGGTCGTAAGTACGACACAGACACCGCACAGGAAGTGTGCGGATACTCCAACGGCTTGCCGTCGGGCGATTTTGACGCCCTTTGCGAGCAACTGTATGTAAAGCGTACAGGTGAGTTTTTCTTGTACGGATATGGCGGTGCAAGAACTGCCTATGCTGAAGCCGACGGCAATATGTGGACTTCAGGTGAAAAAATCGTTCCACTTTCCGAAGCTGACGCAAAGGCGTTCGCTGAAGAACACGCTTTACCGGAAGTGTACGAACAGTACTTCGGTGAAGTGTCAGAGGGTGATACCTACCGAACAACAATAACGTTATCGGCAGGAGCTAAGAAAAAGCTTCAGTCACTTGCTCTCGAAAGACGTGAAAATATCAGTCAAATCGTGGAAAGACTGATTGAAAACGCATAACAAAAAAGACGGTTACCGTTTGGTAACCGTCTTTTTTAGGAATAAATGAAAAAATATAATATCTCTCAAGTGAGCATATATATTATACCACATTTTCTACCGCAACTCAAAGTGAGTTAAGTTATACCGAAACCGTTTATAAAATTCTCGTTTTAGGTTGAATAATCGTTTCGGGTGCAATCCGTATTGCATTTGTATGTAGACGTGATTGACGGAGCTGTCCGTCAGAAATTTATACAACGCTTGATAGTCTTCCCCTGCCACTTCAAGACACATATTCAGCACTGCCTTATCTTGCTCCGGCAGTCGTCTTGCGTTCACGCACAGAAAATATATCAATCCCTGCGTATTGTAGTTTATTCCTAACCTATCTAATGTTCTTGAAAATCTAAACTCCGTCAATCTCCTGTCCTCCTATTTGCTATACAATATCCTTCCGTCGTAATAGAATGTCATACCGCATTCTTTTCTTACGACCTCTTTAACCTCTTTCAGCTTGCCGTCCTGCATACCCATTAAAACCTCCTTTATTGCCTGTCCTAATTCTGTTATACGTTTCTTCTTCCATTTCAACATTGAATAGAACGTATACAGGATTATAGGTGCATTGTTTTTCATTGCACACGTAACCATTTTAATGCGGTCTTGCTCGGCAGTGCTTGTCTTGATTTTTAGTGGGTCAAAATCGTTCATCAGTTTTTCATAATCAAAATCGCACTCATCTTTTAATTCCTCTGCGAGTTTATCAATATCGCGTTCACGGTTATACACAACCCCAATATATCGAATAACTCCCTCTATGTATTGACACACGCGTTTTTGACCCCATTTGCATTTTATACGCAGATACCACGCACCTACTACCACAAGATTGACAACACCCTCTTTTGTAACTTCGTTTTCAACAATCTTGTACGACTGCAATGCTTTCTTTCTATTGAATTTCTTAATACCGCGTTTCTTTGCAATTTCATCAAAATTTTTTAATATTCTTTCTTCTTTGGCGTTTTTTATCACCTGCCTTACAGCTCTGCGTTTTTGTTTTAGTTTCTTCGCTGTTTTATCCATATCAACACCTCACCAAATTCGCCCTAACCACGTCAGGGTTTCTGTCCACAATCTTTGCTATTTCAAAATATGATAGACCATTATCTCTTAATCTTTTCATTGTATCTAATTCTTTGTTGGTTACTCGTGTCTTTTTCTTGTTTTCAGAATTGCTTGCTTTATCCGGTACATATTCCGGACACTTTTCAATCCTATACGAATCGTACGTCTTGCGGTGTACCTTTTCAGCAGTCCAATCCTCCACAGGTTGAAAGCAACTGCTCCACGAACAATCACCGCCAGCTTTCTGACACGTCCAACATAATTGTTCTTTAACCATTTTGTACCTCGTCTAATCTCTGAACATACTCGGTAAAATACCATATCAGTTCATCTTTGAATACTTCGATAGCTTCTTCGGCTTTTTGGAATGTTGAGAAATATATAGCATTCGGTCGTCTTAATTTCTGTTCTATTCCTATGCTTAATTCATTTAAACTATAATTATATGCAATACAATATTTATTGATTTTATCATTTTTCCAATCAGACACAGAAATAACCTTGTCATTTTGCGCCTGCCACTGTCTTAACTGACGGAGTAATCTGTCTGCACGAGCATTGTTCTCGGAAATTATCTTGTCACTGTAATAGTTTCCTGTGCTATAACATTGCTTATCACCTTGGTCATTATCTTCTGTAACTCTCATTATATTATTGTATATATCGACAAGATAATACATTTCACCTTTTTTAACCCTCTCATATCCTGTTCGTTGTTCCTCAATCAATCCCAGCTCTTTCAACTGTTCCTCCGTCATTTCAACTCGAACGCTTTTATCGTTCACTTTCAACTCTACTTTCATTTTGTCCCTCACTTTCCGGTAGTTCAATACCATATTCTCGTAGTTTATCAATTACTTCGTTTACACTTCTTTTGCCTAAATTCCTTACATTCTGCAACTGCTCAACACTCTTGATGTCACCGAGTGTTTTCATTCCGGCACGTTTCAAGCAGTTATGTGTACGCACAGAGAAATCGCAATCTTCGATTAACACCTTTGTAGGCTCGTTTGCTCTTTCCATTCTGTCTTTCATTGCGTTTAATACTGCCATAACGCAACTTTTGCAACGGATATATCCCTCTGCATACGCTCTAACTTCTTCGGGACTTTTTCCGCTTGTATCGGAACTTTCAAACTTAAAGCGTCTGCACATATCCATTAAATTATATATATCTTTAATTGTCATCTTCTATATCTTCCTCCAACAATGCCGTAAGCAACAACAAATAATTGATACTGTCGCCTATCTTCTCACACCACATAGCTTTTGATATTGAAACACCTGTGTCGTAATCATCTATCAAATCGTACACGCTGACAGTATGTTTTGCCATCATACCGCCTAACGCTTTTACTGGTGTGCATTTCTGCAATTCGCCTGCTACCTTGAAATTATGCAGCCTATCATCAGTTGCGTATTCGTCCGCCTTACTGCATAGAACGCTTTTACACGTTTCTATGCGTTTGTTTATGATATTTTCAAATTGTTCAGTTCTCATATCGTCACCTCTTATTCGCACGGCTCGTACTTCGCGTGGAACACATCAGGCTTACATGGGTAATATTCCCCTCGTAGTCCTCTGATGATGTAATCGCCGACGTTTGCCTTCATATCACCTTCTAATGTTGATATAAATATAACAGGCTTTAAGCCCTCTACACGGATAATATGTTTTTCTAATCCATTTGTAAATTTTATAATTTCATCAAGGTTATGCCCGTCCATTGTACTGCCTCAATTTCACACGGTTTTGTTCTAAACTTCATTTTTGTTCCTCCATTAATTTTAACGTTCTTTTCAGTTTTTCGTCTGCAATTTTGTTTATTGTGTCATTGTCAATGTTAAATAAATATTGCAACTGTATCATCATTACAATTACGTCCGATAATTCTTCCTCTATGCTGTCTTGAACTTCGAACATTAATTTTAGTACAAACTGACCGCCTTGCGATATTCTCAAATACTTAGTCAACACTTGTGTTAATTCAGCCATTTCTTCAATCGCTACCGGAATTTGTTTAATACCGTAGTGTTCCGCTATGTCTAACCAATCTTGCTTTTTGTGTATCGGCATAACCGCGTTTTCTTCTAAATACTTTAGCGTGCGTAACCAATTTGCAAGTTGCTTGTGTTCTTCTGCACATTCCGAACAATTTTTAGTTGCGACTTCTTCGCAATGTTCTATCGCCTCATCAAGTGTCATTGGTTTTCGTTCCGGTGCTATTCGTGTGTTCCACATATTCACCGCACCTTCTTCTGTTTCGCTTTCATCAGCAAAACGTACAGACGCTTGACAATCTCGGCAAAAAATATCATAGTATGGTCCACTATTGAAACTTTTATCATAAATGACTATATTATTGCTCCCGCAGAATGGACACGGCTTTAATTCATTATACATTTTCTATTCCTCCAACTCATTTATCTTCTCAAATATGTAATCTACCGCAGACTTCAAATCATTACCGACGCTTTGGATGTTCTGCGGTGTTAGTTGTGAACTGACAAGCATTGTGTAACAAGTTTTCTCGCTTGGTAATGCGATATTCACCGCTAAGCTACTTATCAATGCGACAATGAGTATTTTAAACCGCTTACTAAAGTATCGTCGTTCCTCTTCTTCGTTAAGATATTCATAAAGACTAACAGCTGCAGCAAATCCCACTACAAGCATAACTATAAACAATGCAGTTTTGAAATTGTCGCACAAATTAATTAAATAAATCAAACTCGGTTTAATTAATGGTGTATTCATTACTCATTTCCTCCTTCAAATATCGGTTTATACTTTTTATCGACCGGTGTGTTATACAATCCGCACGCCTCATATTTGCCGTACCAGTTTGTATTAGCCTCTCTCGTTATGCCGTACGCCCTGCATTTGCAATGACGTTTTCCGTCGGCTGTTATCGTTATAAAATTGCAACAGTCACGGCACAATGCTCCTTCCATTTCGCCGTATTCTCGGTACATAGCACCGATTTTAATTCTCTTTTTCTTCGCCATTTTCTTCCTCCTCAAAATCGCTCACCACTTTTATAATTCTTATAATCACTTTCATAATAGTTTCATTTTCTGTGTAATTACTGCTATATTCAGTATGCAGTTCCGCATTTTTTCTACCTGTTTCATAACAGTGAACCATAAAGTTCATGTTCAAGAACGAACTTTTTTCCGGAAGTTCATCAAACATTTTTAATCTGAATTCTGTTTGCTTGAGCGTTATATCTTGAACTGCCTCCTCCGCACATTTTGAATTGCGAATTGAAGCAATACAGAGGTCTATAAAATTTAATTTATCAAACGCTAAATTTTCTGTTTTTGCTTCGCCTAAATATTCTTTGAATATCTTGCGAATAATATCATCGAAATCATACGGCAAACGCGTATTCATTTCTATTTCTACGTCCATTGGTAATTTAATAGTCATTTTCTATCCCCCTATTCTGTGTATAACTCTTTGTTCTTCGTGTGTTCCGCGATTGTAGCGAGGAACTGCGCGTTGCACGGCTTAACTTTGTTGTAACCAACACTGTTGCCAAAGTATTTTTTAGCCATTTCGGGGCGAATATTATAAAACGTCACCTCTATTGTGTGGCGAATATTTCGTTCCACCTGACTTTGTGTTTTGCCAACATTTTCAGCCAACTGTCTATATATATCCGTTTGCTTTATTTTTTCGTTGTTTAACATTATCACAACGGCTTGTCTGATTAGGTCATAGCCTGCCAAATGACATGGTGTACCTAATTCCATTAATATCTTTGTTATTTCTTTTTTTTCGTTCATTTTCTTATTCCTCCTAAAAATAAATTAATCCATACCCTCATACAAACTTTTGCTGACCGAAATATCCTCAATATTTGTTTCGTGTATTGCCGTTGCTATCTTCAATTTTGTTTCTCTGCACGGCATATATCCATATTTGATATATCGTATCATTCGCTCAAATGTTGACATTGGGAACAGTATTTTGTCATCGACTACCAATCGTTTTGTATGTAGGTGTTCAAAAAACTTATCGTCGTACATTACTTTATATTCAATATGTTTTCCGTCGTCCTCCGTTACTTCTTCTTTGAAATATGCAAACTTTGATATAGTAAAATCAAAATTTTCTAACATCGACTTTGCGTCATTGAAATTTTTACGACATAACTCCAATACCAACCCACTGTCTATATGCTTATATGCCTTGACATTGTCGTTTTCGTAGTAAAAATTATATTGCACTGTCAATGCGTTATCGCCTGTATATCCTTCTGTCTGACGGTCGAAGTATTCCACGGCGCAATAAAATTCTTCCTCGTTATCAAAAAATATATCTATGTCCTTTATCTTTTCACCGTTGAAAATGTTTTTAAAACAGCCGCCCGCTATGTATCCTTTATGTCCCATCATAAACTTATCCAAAAAATTCAACATATGAAAATTTTCTCTGTCTTGTTTAATTATCATCGTTTTCACCCATATCAATCCACGTTATCCCCACTGCATAAGCCGCCCAAATGTCACTTTTGAAGCCGTAAAACCAGTCAGGATTTTTCTTTGTTCCCTTGCCGTTCTTTAAATCGTGTTTTGCAAATCTGTCTATCAAAGCCCTGCGAATAGTTGCGTCGTTGGCTTTCATACTGTAACAGATGTTAATTTTTTCGTCTTTGCGTGTTATGTATTGAACGTCCTTTTGTAATTGCTTTGATTTTTCTGTAAATCTGCCAATCCACACGCACGTTTCAAACACTTCACATCCAACCGGCATACCGTAGCACGCCACCATTTCAATAACAACAACGTCCACTTGATGTACTCTTATCAGGCGTTCAAAACTGTCTAACAATTCGTTGTTATCCGTCTTTCCGAAGTCTTGCGGTTTCATTGTTTCTCTGTCAATAATGCACCAACCGCTTTGTGTATTACCGGGGTCTATTGCTAATATTACCACTACATTCGCTCCCTCATTATTTTTTCAAGTTCGTCATAATCAACACCGTTGTCGTCATATACGCTTTGTTCATTCCCTTTGCGGTATGTTTTCTTTGCACCTTGCACTTCCGCAAGGGTAGTACGTCCCGCATTAAAATGATTGCGAAGTATTGCCTCTATGTACCTGTAATTACGTTTGTTGTTCTTTACAGCTTCTTCGATTGCGTATATAACAACGTCCTCAGACATATCATTCAGCCAATCATCTAAGCCTTGCAGTGTAATCGGTGTCAAAGGTGCTATATTGTTCTCATATAGCTTAACAATTCTTACAGGCAGACGTGGCAGTTCCCTTTCTTCTACTTTCTTTTCTTTTACTTTACTCTCTTCTACTTTCTTTTGTTCGGAAATGTTTACATTTTTGCTTGAAATGTTTACATTTTCATTTAAAATGCGTACATTCTTATAAATTTGGTCGACTTTAATTAAGAGGTACTCTTTTCTGACTTCAACTTCTTTACGGCGACTGACTGCCTCGAAGTATCTTTCTTGTATGCCTCTCGAAGTCAAGATTTGATACTTGTCATAAAGTTCACTGTCAAATATACCTCTTTTAATCGCGGCTCTCACTATTTCGGACACGGCATCACCACCCAAACCTACATTCTTTCCGAACAATAATGCAACGTCTTCTGTCCATTCACAATAGTAACCTTGCTGTCCGTATATCTTTTGGAACAACTTAACGACTATCGCAAACCCTTTCAGCCCAAATTCAGCCTCGATTAATTCAAATTTATCGTCTAAATGTACGTTCAGCGGAAAGTAGTTAATTCCGTTGTTCATACACTACACCTCTTAAAACGGCAAATCTTCTTCATCACCGATTGTTGCAAAATCCTCACCGTATTGGCTGTTTAAATCATCTAAACCGCTATCAGACAAATCGGTATTACCGCCTGTACTGTTTTCGGATTTTGAGCCGGTAAAGTACGCCTCATCTACAATAACTTCTGTCGCATACTGCTTTTTACCGTCATTACCGTCCCAACTTCTTGTTTGAATGCTTCCGACTATGGCAATCATACTGCCCTTTTGGAAATATCGTGCGATAAATTCGCCTGTCTTACGCCACGCAATACAGTTAATAAAATCAGCCTGTTGTCCGCCGTCTTTTACAAATCTTCGATTTACCGCAATAGTAAATCTTGCGACCGAAAGATTGTTCGGCGTTTGTCTTATCTCAACGTCTTTTGTAAGGCGTCCCATTAATATAACTTTATTCAATTCTTCCTTCTCCCTTAAATGCTTTCTTTAAAATTTCCTTTATATCTTTTCTTATGAGTTTTAATAATTTAATATTAAATCTTCCAATGACAATCGAATGTGTTACACGATTATTTCCTTCGCGTTGGTGCATTGAAATCAATGCACCGTCGCATTCGGTTTCAAATACTTCGTTCGTTTATGTATCTTCTACTCTTATTTTTACCATTGCATTTCCTCCTCTTTATTTCTTCAATCCAAGTACCTTACACAAGTATTCATCAAGTTTTACTGATGTTAAATGGTACTTGTTGTTGAAGTCTGTTTTACCTATTTTGTGTGCCTCTGTGTGGTGTAACCTACATAGTGGCTGAACTTCCTTACCTAAGTGGTGTGTGGTTTTGCGATTTATACCGCTACCGACAGTATCGACGTGATGTATGTCGGCTCTCTTCCCACACACCGCACAACGTCTTTTTGCACAACATAGATACAAATACTTGTCTATATCCTCTGTTATATTTAATAGACTGTCATTTGTCGGTATATCGTGATTTATGCATAGTTCAATGAGCCACGATATAAAATCTTTAGCGGTTGTCATATCTACGTCCGACAGACTGAATATATCAATATCCAAACACTCACAATAATTCAACGTAAGTTGCCTGCGAAGTGCTTCGTTATCGCTCTTGTCTATTATGTACAGCAGTTTCATCAACCTCAATTCTTCTTGATACTCACGCTTATTTGATATTCCGCTTATGTATGTACCTATATCGTTCACCAGTGCGAATATCTTACGTCTTTGTTTGTTCGATATACTCCGTCCGTCGTTCAAACGAATTTCACAATCTGTTATACACTTCTGTTCCAATACACTTGTATTGTCAAACGGTGCGACTATCGTAAGAAATTCGCCGTCATAGTCCTTGATTACACCCTGTATTTCCATTATTTCTATCCTCGTGTTGATGTAGATATACATATGAACCATTACGCCCGATGTTTTCGTAAATGAAATTATCACATTTTTGTTTGCTTAGATGTGTATGTAAAACACCACGCTCGTAAGCGTACTGTCCTTGTCGCTCTTTCTCTCGTATTCGCTCTTGTATTTCTTCATCTATGTAATTTGCTTCTATCATATAAAGGTCGTAATTTTCAGCCTTTATGCCTTTCATACTGTTGGTGTCGGTTGCATATATCAGTCTCTCGTTGTTCATAAATATTCTGTATCCGAAGTTTGGTACATCGTGATACAGCTTTATAGGTGATATTTGAAACAATCCATAATTGTATGTCTTGCCCGCCTCTACAACGTCTATATTGCTTTTATCGACACCACATTCAACCAAATCATTTAACAGGTGAACTCCCACTGCAAACCGTAATGTTGGGCGGTTATTCGCTAACACTTTAATTGTTCGCCTGTTAAAATGGTCCGAATGGATATGTGTTAATAACACAATTTTTATATTCTTGTATACGTCCTTTAACGCTCTAAACGAAACGCCGCAATCTATGAGTATAACATCATTAATAACTACGGCGTTCCCCTTACTACCTGTGCTGATGATGTTGTATTCCATATCAATCAAAATCATCAAGTGACATAGGCTCGTCTGCTTCTTCTGTAGGAACATTTGGCTGTTGTTCCCCAAAATCATCAGGTTCTTGCTGTTCAACTTCCGTATACGTCGTATCAATTGTATCTATGTATTCTGTTTCGCCGTCCTCGTTGATTACTGCCATATCCTTTGAATAAACGTCTTGCATTTCAATGGACATAATGCCCCATTTGGAGATTAGCTGACGTAACATAGTTTTATATGCCATACCGTCAAAATCTTTTTCCCAAAATGTATAACCTTTTCTTGCTTTGTAACCTTGCGAATACTTCAATGCGTGTTGCTCCATTTTTGACTTAGACCAATAAATCGCTTTTTTAAAACCGTTCTGATACTCGAACATTGCATAATAGCCGATTGTTTCGGCTTGCTCTCTTTGTTCTTCGTCGTCAATTAACTGTACTTCTATTTCTTCTTCCAAAGGGTCAAACTTAACGAGTTCGCCTTTTTTGATAGCAAGTACATTTAGCTTTTTATAATATCCACTGCGTATCGCAAGCTGAATATATCCCTTATATCCAAGCTGAAATTGTGCCTTTTTACAATGATTTTTGTTATCATTAAATGGCACAAGGTAATATTGTCCAAGCTGCGGTGACGGCGATAAGTTAAGACTTTCACCGAGTAATGCCGCCGACACTATCGTTCCTGCCTCGCACTCTTGTAGTGCAGGATTGGCAGACACCGCCGAAATGATAGATGACGTAAAACGTCTTGCTCGGTTCGGGTCTTGCAATGTGTTATTTATAGCTCTCTGGAATTTATCCGTTGTAATCGCCGTCCTGAATGACGGTTTTTGTTTTGCAATTTGATTATTCATAACGAATACCTTCTTTCTTCATAAATTCTTTTAATTGCTTTAACTGTTGTCGCGTGCCGTATGCCTTAAACTGTACCGCGAATATTTTTTCTTCTTGTGGCTTAATCTCTGTTTCTACCGGCTTGATTACTTCCGGTGGTGTGAGCGGCTTTTCTATTTGCTCATCAACCTTTTGTGAGGCAACTTCTTTTTGTATCTCTGCTCTTTTTCTTTCAATCTCTCTTTCTTTTTCCTCTTGTATAGCCTGCATACGAGCCTTGACGACTTGAACTGCTTCCGATACGTTGAGGCTTTTTTTGTACTCGACAAGTATAGCTTCTTTGTCCTCTTGTGTTTCAATCATTTTTAAATCGCAAGATACTCTGTCAATGGCATCTTTTACGGCGTTTTTTAATGATTTCATACTTGCCGACATTGTTATGTTAATACCGAGCTTGTCAAATGTAAGAAAATCAATATTTTTTGAGGCTACATACTCGTTAAAATATTCAACAACTTCTTGTTTCTTGATGTCTTTTATACCGTTTTCAACACTGTTTATTTTTGTTTTCAACTGTGCGTCTGTGTCTTTGTAAACACTCATACAGTTTTTAAACTTGTCCTGCACCGCCTGTATCGGTGCTATCGCTGTTTCCATAGCCTCTTTATAGCGTTTTTCAAGTTCCGTGCGTTCTTTTGTTAATGCACTTCTCATTGACTTTATTTGCTTGTAATTATCCTCCGTACACTCATATTGCAAGGCACTTTGTGTACGCTCCTGAATAATCTCTTGCAGCTTGTCCAACTGCTCCGATATAACCGGTAGTTGGTTCACTGTAATAAGTCCAAACTCATCCTCTGCATTTTCTAATATCTTAATATCTTCACTCATATATCTACCTCTCCTATCTTCGCAAATTCTCCTATGCAGTTTTCGCAGACAACTATATCTGCGATTTCATAGTATTTGTCGCCTACAAATATAGGCTCATTGCACTCGTCACAAGTACAGGCAACTACTTCCTCGCCGCAACTGTCCTTGCCGTAGTTGCCTGTTATCTCTTTGTCTATGTCTACATATCCAAACATTTGACATTTTCCTTTCTATGTGTTAAAATATCGATGCGTTATAATATATGTCGTTGAACGGTATTGCGGGGGAAATTAAATTCCCCCGCTTTTTTATTATTCAATTATATGTACATTCGGTACATCTTCAAGCAATTCTCTTAGCTTGTCCGCAACATTCTTTACTGCCTCACGCTCCCAAGCTCCTCCGTCTGCCTCGAACAGTGCCGCTCTGCCGTCTTTAAGTCTGATTAGAAATTCGCTTTCCGGTTGCTCAACCTCTAAAAATGTTCTGTACGGTTTCAACGTAACAATCGGCTTAATACGTTGCTCGCCAACTAACTGAATACCACTCTTGACAGTTGCTGACTGCGTGATACCGTCGTCTTTTGTCTGTACACTCTGTTGGTCTGTTATGTTACCAAGCAACTGCACAAGATAATCTCTGTCCTCTGTCGGTGCAAAACGCGATTTTAGACAGATAATCATATTTTCAATGCTTATATACTCGTTAAAATCGAAACCGATAAATTTTGCTTCGGCAGTAAAAGGTCTTTCACGTTGCATATCATCTCTGATTGCACCGAACACGTGTACTCGTTCTGCTGATGTTGCTCTGACGAACAGCGGAAGATTATACTCATTCATCTCTTGTTTTATCATCTCTGCCAAACCGCTTAGACTTGAAAGGACTATTGTATCAGCAAGTTCGTTTTCAATCCTATATAAGTGCTTGTCCGAAAAAGTGCCTTGCACTGTTTCAATCACCTTTGGTCCTGTCATATCCTCGATTTTTTCAATAAACTCTCTATCAATCATTATCTTTATCCTCCTTTAAATTACATTACTTTCTTAATCGCTATAATCTTCGGTTCTTCTTGCTCTGAGCCGTCTAACGCCATTTGTCCCGGAACTTGTGGCAACATTTCGACTAATGCTTTGCCCTCGTCCGATTCCGTCAAGTACAACGCACTTTCAATGTTGTTTGTCGGTACAAGCGTTGATTTTACCTGTGTCGACATTTTTATGTTCTGTCGCTCACTGTCCGGCTTTAACGACAGCGTCAGCGTTATCTTTCTTACGGCGTCCGCCTTTGTGTTTAGGTCGCTGATATTATCAACAACCTTTCCCAGTTCATAGTCCAATCTTTCACCGATTGCACCACGAGCGACCTCTAATAAATTTGCATTACCCACTTTTTATCATTCCTTTCTTGATTTTTTATTTTTTTGTGGTATAATATATGTAAAACATAGATTAATCTATGTTTTACCTTTGACCGTTTACGAGTGCCAGCTCTAACGGTCTTTTTCTTTTGCAACAATATTGATATACGGCTCACCATTATTCCACGAATGGCGTATTTCAAAATCGGCACTACCATTAATCAATATTTTTGTGTTACTGCCAAGTGCAGTTAATATCGTGATAAATTCTTCATTATTGTAGTTCTCTACTTCGTTATTCATCTTCTTTCACCTCCAACTTCTTCTTGATGTCATCCAACATCTTTAATTGTAATCTGTATTTCTTATCGACTGTTTTGTCAGTCGGAATACACAACGACATAATTTCTTTAAACGGCTTGCCCTCATATACGCTTATACATATAACCGGTGCAAACTTATTGTCACCTACCATTGTGTATATCACGACAGGTGCATCGTCACGTTTTGCCGCCAACAAATTAATCTGTAAGCATAAATTATGTAGCTTACTTATCTGACCTGCTGTCATTTGTTATCCTCCTATATTCATCATCACGATTATTTCAAATGCTATCAGCAACATTGAAAACATTGTTACCGCAATGATATATTCTGCATTTTTCATTTGCCATTCACCAACGCAATCACTTGGTCTATCTGTCTGTTGGTCTTTTCGTCAAACTTGTGACTGCGTGTTTGTGGTTGTTCCTCTGCAGCATATATACCGCCTTTCATATCAGCCATTGCTTTACCGGTATCAACCCACGCTTTACGACCTTTCTCATTTAGACTGTTCCATATCCTCATTATCAAATTCATTTCTTATCATCCTCTCTCATTAACTTCCAACCACCGAATAACCCCACTCCAAAGCTAAACAACGCTACTCCTATAACATACATATGTTATTCCTCCAATTCGAAGTGGATTTTTACCAAATCAATTAACGCAAGATATTCTTTGGCAAACTTACTATTACCGTGCGTTTCTTTTACCTTGTCAACAAATTCGGCTAATGTTCCGTAAAAACAACCGCATTTAACAGCTATATTTTTACCCTTTGTTCTGAAAATGGTTGTATTCCTACACACTGAACCTAATCCTTTTATTGTTATATAGTCTGCATTGCCGCACACCTCTGCATTGCCGTACACCAAAGCATTGCCGCACACCTTTGCATTGCCGTACACCCACGCATTGCCGCACACCTCTGCATTGCCGTACACCAAAGCATTGCCGCACACCAAAGCATTGCCGTACACCCACGCATTGCCGTACACCTTTGCATTGCTGTACACCTTTGCATTGCCGCACACCTCTGCATTGCTGTACACCTTTGCATTGCCGCACACCTCTGCATTGCCGCACACCCACGCATTGCCGTACACCCACGCATTGCCGTACACCCAACAGTTACCTTCTTGAGATAAATTGCGTTCGCTTTCAACATAACCTCCAAGCTCTCCTTTTTTTACATTACCAAAATCTTTTAGAGCTTTAATTCTGTGTAATGCTGTTCCATACACCTCTATTGTTTCATCAGTCAATTCATATTTTTTCATATATTATTCCTCACTTTCCGCCCTCACAGGCACACATAGACCGTCCGCAACAAAATAAAACGAAAGGAACTATTTTTTTATGGAAGGTAAAACAAGTACCACGGATGGTCCGTGTCTGCCTGCAAGGTATTTAATTTTTATGACATCTCTCTTGCTAACTTGGCGACAGAGATATATCCTTTATTAAAGCCAAATAGCTCTAATACTGTTTTTCTATTCAATCCGCAGAACGTTGCTACGTTTTTGACGTTCAGCATTTCTTTATTGGGATAAACCTCTTTAATTCTTTCAAGGTTGTCCCTATATGACGGCTTTTCAAGTGCCATTTCGTTCACCTCCGCTCCTGCAAGAAACTCTTTACCAACATTACAACCGACACTGGAAACGCTATAGCAGCGAGAGTACCGCAAGCAATCGCTATCATTACTATCATTCTTTTCACTCCTTTACTAATTATATTTAGGTGTTAATCTTACTCTGTAACCTTTGACGGTATCTACGGAATTAGATTGTATAACTGCAATGGTTACAGGGTTTTCTTCATCTGTTTCTACTACTATTTTTGTGTATTGACCTAATGTTTCTTTATCAACCATTTTTCTGCTCCTTATTTAGTTTTTACTTTCTGTTCTTGTTTTGCTATCCAATCTACACTTACATTAAATAGTTCTGCCAATTTTGACACATAAACTAAGTCGAGGCTTTTTTGGCGTTCACCATTTTCGATGTTTGCATAATAATTTTGACTAATGCCCAAATAATCAGCTATCGCCTGTTGTGTCATTTTGCGTTCTTCTCTTAATTCTTTTAAATACTTTCGCACACTATCACCTCCGTTCATCTCACAATGAGATATTATCACATATTGAGTTTATTGTCAATCCCTTTTTGAGATTTTTTTTATTTTTTTATTTACTTTTATCTCTATTAGTGATAATATAGTTTTACAAGGAGGTGGCGTTATGAAAAATCTTAAACTATTAAGAAAGCAACACAATCTATCACAAAAAGAAATAGGTAATATATTTCACGCTTCGCAAAATACGGTAAGTCAGTGGGAAAACGGTACCAGAAAACCATCATATGATATTATTCAAGAAATAGCAGATTACTTTGATGTTTCTGTTGATTACTTATTAGGACGTCAAGAACAGCTCCCTGAATTAAACAGCAAAGATAAAAGAGAAATACAAGAAATATTAGACGATACCGAACAGCAATTATTATCTCAGGACGGTTTAATGTTTGACGGTTCTCCCGCAACAGATGAGGATGTTCAAAAAATAATAATGGCTATGAAAATGGGTATGGAAATGATAAAGAAAGAAAACAAAGCCAAGTTTACACCGAAGAAATATCGTAAAAATAATTGAGGTATTGCCTATGAATAGGATTGTAAATAAAATTGTATCTAAGTATCATTCTCGCAATCCAATAGATATAGCGCAAGGAATGAATATAAAAGTCGCTTATGCTGATTTAGGCGAAAATGTACACGGTTTTTATCAATATTATAAACGCGGAATGGTAATATATATTAACGATAGCCTTGATGAACATATGCAACTTCAAGTGTTACGACACGAAATAGGACACGCCGTGTTACATAGAAAAACTAATCGTATATTTATGGAGCGTTCAACTTTTCAAGTTCCTGATAAATATGAGAATGAGGCTGACTTGTTTGCAACTTTCCTCGCTATTTCTGATGATGATGTGTGCGAATATATAAGCAACGGATATACAGTACAACAAATATCAAATATGACAGGTTGTAAAGAAAAATTTGTTGAGCAAAGGATTAGAGATTATTGTGAGGGGTAATTATATGAAAAAATTAAAAATAACTTTCGAAGAAAACAATAAACCAAAAATCAAATATAAAAACTATCCTCGTATAGATGTTAATAAAATGTATTCAAATAGCGAAGATACTATCGAACAAATGCAGGTCGAACACATCAAAAAGATAAAAAAGAAAGTTCTATTACGCTATCTATTGCCTACGGTCATTGTTTCTGTTTTACTTATTTGCGGTTGTGCTACTTTATCTTTGTACTTGAATTATCGTGTTGCAGAAATATCCACAAATAGAGAAGCGATTGCAAAAAGAGCCGATGATTTAGCAAAAGAAGTCCGCACGTTAAAAGAAGGCAAAAAAACAGATTTGGAAGATAGACTTCAAAATCTAATTGACACAACAAAAGATAAAGAAAATTACGAAAATAATAATCAGCAAAATAATGACTTTAATAATACAAGGCTTTGTAGCGTTCCTGACTGCAATTACAGAGCTAACAAAGGTAGCTACTATTGTTCTATACACGAATGTTCACAATCCGGTTGTCACAATCAAAGAGCAAATGGTTTATCTTCATATTGTGTTGACCATAAATGCATTGTCTCTGATTGCAATAATGGTCGTAGCTTAAATAGTTTTTACTGTCTAATGCATTCAAACTGATTTCAACCGATTTTGTTGACATCAGCAAAATCGGTTAAAATAAAAAAATCTCCGACTGCTACCAACAGTCGGAGAATAAGATATAGAGTGTATTGCATATGATACACATATTCGCAAAATTATTGTATCATATACACTCTGTTTTTGCAATACCTAATTTTAAAAGGAGTGTATTAAAATGAAAAAGAGAAAAGACGGAAGATACTTAAAAGTCGTCACAATCAACGGTAAGAGATTATATTTTTACAGTAGCAAAACTACGGAGCAACAAGCTGAACGTGATATTAATCGTCAAATTCTTGCTTACACCCAACAAGAAGAAAGAGGTAAACTGTTTAGCGAAGTTGCAGAAGAATGGGAAGAAGAACATTTTCCTAAGATAGAGTATAATACCGCAAAAAGATATAAAATTTTACTTAGTCACGCAATAGAAGAATTTGATGATAGATATATCAAAGAAATACAGCCTATCGATATTGAGCAATATTTAGACTATTACGTAACAAGAGATTACGCAACAAAAACTATAAAAGACCAATTATCCATAGTCCGATTAGTTTTTAAATACGCCTATATAAAAGGTTATGTTGAAAATGACCCTACAAGATATATCAGTCCTCCGAAAGGCAAGTCAGCTATCAAACGACAACCTCTTACAGAAGAAGAAACCGAAGCAGTGAAAAATAGTCTAAATTGTTCTTTTGGTTTGTTTCCATATTTTTTGTTATACACCGGATTAAGAAAGGGCGAAGCTCTTGCTTTACAGTTTAAAGATATTGATTTCGATAATAAAGAAATTAATGTTTATAAATCTGTATATCATAAAAGCAACGTCCCTCATATTAAAGGCACTAAAACAGAAAACGGCACTCGCAAAGTGGTTTTGCTTGATGTATTAGCAGATAAACTTCCTAAAGGAAAAGATGAAAATTTTATATTTTCGATTGACGGTACAAAGCCGCTCGGTTATTCAGCTTTTCAACGCCGTTGGGATAAATATAAAAAAGAAACAGGACTTGATATAACAGCTCATCAGTTGCGTCATACTTACGCAACAATACTTTTTGAAGCAGGGATAGACGTAAAAGATGCTCAACATTTATTAGGGCATAGTGACATTTCGGTTACAAGAAATATTTATACACATATTCGTACAAATCACTTTAAAGAAACCGTGGAAAAATTAAATACATTTATGAATTAGTCAAGCATTAGTCAGATATGTTCAGAAACCGCATATTCATTAAATATTTAAGGGGTTCGAATCCCTCCGGGCGTACCATAAGTTACAATATCCGAACCTCGGTTCGGATATTTTTTTGTTTTTCTATAAAAAACAATATTTTTTGCAAAAAAGTATTGACAAAACAATTTTAATGTGCTATCATATTATTTGTCGTCAGACATTAAAACTGAATATGCGTGATTAGCTCAGTTGGTAGAGCACCTGACTCTTAATCAGGGTGTCCA